TCAGATAAGTGACCTGATTGTCTAAGTGACTTGCTCCTATTGAATTTTGGCATTTAGTGACATTAACACTGTCTTTTTTTATCGTTCAAAAAGTCGGCCTATGTAATTATTTATTATATGTATTTAGTGAACGGACCTAGTCAATATTTTCAATTTGATTGAGGAATAAATTTTAATGTATATATTTATATATGTTTATCTCTTATTATATTAAGTAATTTATAATATGAACACTCTCTATATTTATCTTGAAAAACTTCATTAGTCCAACGAAGAAAAACTATTATTATTTAATATATAATCACAAAAATAACTTAATTATTTATTATTTATTTAAGGGAAGCTGAAATCACCAAATCTCTTCCAGAAATCATCGTATGTAATTTCATTATTAATAACTTGAAACAGATTATTTTGGAATTTCTCCAATAAATGATCACTATGATGAGCAGGTTTCATCCATTCATCATCACAAGAAATGTATTGATTCTCTTTCTCTAGAATTAAACTATATATTATTGACCTGAAGTTTGGTTCTTCATCTTTCTTTAATAATTCATCAAATAGAAACTTATGACACCATAATTTATTGTCATAATCCATAGTATAATATAAATTAATGCAAGGTAAATCTGTCTTCTCATCTATTTCAATAGCCCATTTAACAAATTCTATCTCACACATACAAAAAATGAAAACGCGCTAACTGAAAAATATAATAAATCTGCCACTTAAATAGTGAATTCCCTTTTTATTTTATTAAATGTTATTCGATGACAACGATTACTATGATCATATCTTTGGCCCTGATGATAGCACCAATGATTTTAACTTTAATTTCGATGACTTCATAAGCAATGAACCAATTAATGATAATATAGATACAATCCCAGATGATACAACTCCTGAAATTGATTCTATCCCGCCAAATCCTTTACCACCTCCCTCAAATTCTGATTCAGTTGCATATTATTTCGAAGATTATACTCAATTAAAGGAATATGTAAAATTATATTATAATAATGTAAGAAATCACTACATATTATTGCCAGTTGATGCTATAGGAGCTATTAGAGTTGATCGCCGCCGTAGATCTTATTCCAATTACTTGATTCCGCCTAGTTGCATTCTTCTCCCGCATCCATAAATATATATGGCACGTAAGTATAAGAAAGTTTATGGTTCTAGAAGACCTTTAAAAACAGTAAAATATTCTAATGAGACATCTAATATCACTTCTAGTTTTTCAATTACTCAAGGTGGCCAGCTTAATGCATCTCTTGTTACAGCATCATCAATTCAAGGTATACGAAAAGCAAAAAACTTTTCATTAAAAATATTGTATGCCGGAAGTGCGCCATTAATGTTTGTATTAGTATATGTACCTCAAGGTCAAGATGTCAAAGCTATAACACGTGGTACATATACAGCACCCGCTTCCTTATATGAACCTAATCAAAATGTAATTATGTCTGGATATATAGTTCCTAATAACAGTCAAGCACAGACATTCCGTACTAGATTAGCTAGGAACCTTAATAGTGGCGATTCCATCCAAATTGCTATTTGTTGTGCTGGAGCTTCTGATACTGTCACAGATGCTAATATTGGTATATCACTTAATTATGCTATCACTTTTTAAGTAAACTCCCGCAATTTATTATTATTTATGAGTCGAACACTAAATCTTCGAGGCACATTTACTGAAGGTGAATCACGTAATCTTAATGGCCGTATTCTTCGTAATACTAGTAATCCCAATCCTCCCCCTCGTGTTGTCACCGCAAATGATTTTGATAGATATATTAATATTCTTAAAGCTAATAATAGGTTTCCTATTCCAAAAGAACAAACCTTATCAATTTCTACAACACCCTATACACTTGATAAAGATATTTATTTAGCCAAAGATTCTGTTATTTCATTTTTTGGTACATCACCTGCATATCTTAATAAGTTTTCACTTTCAACTGGTTCAAGTACCGTGTATGACATTTCTGCTAAATTTCAGTATACTGCATCAGGAACCACGATAGTAACACAAAATACCGAACAAGATTATTCACTTATATATATAGAGTATTTAAGCAATTTTTATAGAGTGACTTATATTGTTCATCGTGTATCTGGCCCAGTAACATTAACTGTTCCAGCCAATTCTTATTATTATTCCATTAATTCTGATTATAATGCAGAAGAAATTCCAACATTAACATTTTATGAAGGAGATCAGACTATTTTACTTTTAAGTGCCCCATCTACACCAACTATTGATGGAGATGCCCGAATTGTCACTTCATCATTAATAACTCAGTTTGTCTTTACCTCCAACTAGTTAATAGTAAATTTTCATTTTCTTTTTTTTTAGTTTTTCTGGTATTCTATTTCTTTTCTTTCGACTCCGCACATTGTGTAAACAACACAGTCGTTCCCTCAATGAGCATTTATAAAATTTTTCTTTTCTTTCTTTTTCTTTAATCTATGGGCCCCCCTCCCCCAAAGAATGCAATCTGCATTCGTAAATATCTTTTTTTCACTTTGGACTGGTCCAAGGCTCACATGGATAAGCTAATTGCTTTGGATCCACGTCAAAAGGTTCCGAATAAAAGAGAAAAAGGGGTGGGGGTTAGATTAAATATTTTTTATTGATGTTCTTACTTTGATGTGTGTTCGATTAAATCAAATTGAAAATTGATATTTGTAAAATATTCAAAAAATTCTCGCTAGTACCCATCTTTGACAAAAGTGACAACTTGATCCGTCTAAGATTATATTACCTAGCCAGAAATATTTTTTTGGACTACATTCAATTTTCAATGTACATGAACTTTTTGAATGATAATTTAAAAATAAACCATTCAATTTATAGTCCATTTTCTCTATCGTCACTATTTTTTTGGACTACATTCAATTTCGCCAAATTTTTTCGAGACTCTATGTTTTTAAATAAAATATAGAGAAAAAAAATTAAATTGAATTATTTTTATTACGTTGTAAGTATCGTTTTATCAAGCGTTGTTCCTAAGAAGATGTCATTAGGTGTTTTAATTTCTACTTCTTTGAACCTTCTTTTTATAGCTTTTTTGTCTTCTTCATTTTCAAAGCAGTCATCGATACTATAATTTGATGTAACGATCAAAAAAAACTTACCTGGATTAACTTTAATTGCTCCTCCTTTTACTTCGCCGGAAAACCAATGTCTATCTGACCATACTTTCAAATGTGACACCAAAACTTTTGCATAGTTCTTTTCTAAATCCTCAATAATTACAAGTTTATGATGGTAATCATCATAGCCATCCCACCACTTATTCTGGAGTTTAAACATGGTTTCATTTGCTTCCATTTGCTTGCGTGCCCATGTGGATTTCCCTGTTCCTGGTGCACCCCACAGCCAAATATTTTTATATGCCAATAAACCACTCCATGATTCTTTAACCTCTGTATGATCAAACTTCCATTGAACGAGTTGATTTCTATTGTGTAATGCTTCAACTGGATATTTTTCACTAAACATAGACCATGATGTCTTCATTAAATCATTTAACATATTTTTAGTCTTAATTAATCTTGTACACCATTTTTCCGTTTCAAGGGTTTTGCTTCCTATCTCTATAACATCAACGCCTGTTTTGGTGCAATACTTATAATTATCTAGCTGTGTTCCTTTTGCAATTTGTAAATATGCTGGTAAAAACACCATATATAACGAGTTCCTATAAAATTTTGTATTTAGTTCAAAATAACCTTGTATGTGTGCCATTCCTGTTGTTGGAGCGTACTCTTTTTCTGCTACTAAGTATTTAATATTATCGCTTGACCAAAGACTTGGATTCTTCCCATTGGTTATAATCTCTCTCCAATTTTCTGGATAATTACACCACGTAAATACCCACCTCTTGCCTCTTGGATTTTGTTCTTGCAT